CCTCTCTCGAAAATACAAAAAAGTTCATTAATAATTTATTAATGAACTTTTGAGTTTAAGTTATTAAAGCAACATTTTGTATAGTTCATTTCGAAGTTCGTTAAATGCTAATGAGAGATTGAATCCCAACTGATCGATAACCAGGTACATGTTCTTGATCTTTGTATCGAGTTTAAGCAATTTATCCAACAGTTGAAGCTTAGTTGTACGAATCTGACGATAATTATTTTCTAGTTCTTCTCGTTTTCTAGATTGTTCTGCATCTCGAAAAACATTGTGACTATTTGTATTTTTCATCTCAGATAATTTATCCACACATTGCGTCTCTTTGAGCTGAACTTTTACAATCATTTCACAAATTTCTCGGTAAGTCTCGTGTAGTTTTTTCTTAATCTCTAATAACTGTTGATTATTATTCATAAAATAATTGACTTGACTTGTATTTAGATATTGATTGTGTTTGATCTGATTCAAATTTAAAATAGAAAAGAATTCATTTTCTACTTGTTCTACTGTATTATGAATGACATTCATATTTGAATAGAATTGTTCAAGAGTCACTGCAACATAAAAAGTATGTGTCTGAGTTCGAGGATAATTTTCAATCTTGTAAATCTCCAAAACATTTTCTTGATTCAAAAAAATAAGGTGTTGATCGGTTTGAAGAATTAATTTATATTCCAACATCTTGAAACAATATCGTAATCTTTTGATCTGCTCAATCTGATCTGAGGCAGAAGAAACGTGAAGCGCTATGTGTTGTTTGTAGCTTGTTTTAAGTTTATCTGAAATGTTATCTACTACTTCTTCGCTACTATTTTGTAGTTGAATCATTGGATAGTGTTCGGCCAATTCAGAAGACGTGAGTTCTTTTGATCTTAAATCTTCTTTTGTTAAAACATAATGATTGGATATATCTTCCGTTATACGCAATCTGAAATTTTTAGAAACCGTGATAAAATAAATTTTTCCAGAAGATACATGAATTACCTTTACAAAATTACAGTAGCCATTATAAGACAAATATTCTAACACAGTATAGTCATTTATTTTTAATAATTGGTTAAATTTTTGCAGATCTGCCATTTATTAAAAGTTTAATCCGTTTTTAACCTGTTAATGAATAATCCAACTTAATTTCTCATCAAAAACAGAAGGAACTTTCAAGTTATATTTTTTAGCTGCATCGTTGAAGGATGAGATATAGCTCACATAAATCCAAGCAATAATCAACAAGTTACATAACAAGTTTAATAACGCGCCCCTCATGCCGTAATTGGCATGGAAAATTAAACACGTGCCTAAACTCCAAAACAATCCAATGAACAAGTAATCACGAAGAGCGGATACAGCATTGTCAAGGGTTTCTTGATCCTTTGAAAAATTCTTAACACTGAATTTACTAGACATCTCTACTGATCCAATTGCAAATTGAAATGAACTAAATAAAATCGCTTTACCTAAAATATACCAGACCGAACTTTTTTTATCGACCATTGATTTACTATCATTTAAGAGTTTCATTTATTAAAGTCGATAAAAAACTAGTTATAATTAAATATCTTGATTTTGACCGGTCCTGAAAATTTACGATACACCTCTTCCACTGACATGATCGGTTGACCATTTCTTTGATTCACATCATTGTGCATATCCACATAAAACTTGACGAGATTTTGACGCCCAGAACAGATCTGATCCTTTTGTGATCGATGCTTTTCTACCCATTCTCTGGCATGAACAGCACATTTTTTACATGCCAACATCTCAGGGATACCATCAATAAAACCCCAATACTTTTCACGCTTTTCAGGTGGAATTTGTTCAGGAGCAGAAATAGAGCCTAGATGAAGTATCATCCACATCGATTCCCCCCATACTTCGGGTGAATTAATATTATAAACTTTATTATCATTTCGAATAATAATCTCCATAGGGGTATCCACTTGAACAGGAGGAGGAATATCCAGATCATACGTACAATTACCAATTGCTCGATACATCTTATTTATTTATTACTTTAGATTTTTTAAAAGCTATATCTAATAAATAAAATCCATGAAAGCCATCGCGTTTTTTGATCCTCGTGTAAATAACGGGATCTCTGGAGCCATTCATTTTACTCAGTCGGGTTCTACTTTGGAAATGTTCTTTTCCTTAAAGGGATTTGAACCCTTTAGCGTACATGCTGTACATATCCATGAATTTGGTGATTTAACAGAAGGTTGCAAATCTTTAGGAACTCATTTCAATCCAACCGGTCGTAATCATTCTCACTCCGAAAAAGGACATGCAGGAGATCTTTTTAATAATTTTCAAACCGACTCTAACGGTAAATTTATCTACTGTTTCAAAACCAATCATCTCGCTTTACATGGAAACACAAGTATCATTGGTCGTTCTGTGGTGATTCACAAATTTATCGATGACTTGGGATTAATGGGAATCTACAACGAACAAGGAATCTTTACATACTATGAAAACATGTCTGAAGAAGAACTCACTCAACTTTCTAAAACACTTGGGTATCCGGTAAAAAGTAAGAATGAAATGATTCAACGTTTCAAAACGGAATCCGCTACAACAGGTAATGCATCGACTCGAATTGCCTGTGGAATTATTGGATGGACTGCGCAATAAAGTCTCGGACGTTTCTTACCAACGTTTTACGACCCTTGAATAACTCAGTGAATTGAATATTGGCTTTCACATATCGATTCAAATTCGGATACGTTTTTGTAAATCGATCTGAAAAATTTTTCGATAACTTCTTTGTTGCTAGCTCCAGAGCAACTGGATTATTTTGAATCAAGTCTGGAGTAGAAACTTGTTTAAAATTCGCTTGACGAAGAAAAAACCCAAGGGCTTTTCCAATACTTGAAACCCCTCGATCTAAATATTCTTCTCTGCACCCAATAGCAAGATCATCATCCATTTCTAAAAAGCAATTTGTAGTTTCTCGAATCCTTTCACGAATATATTCATCAGAAATCAATTGCTCAAGCATATAGTCTAAAAAATTCATCATTTCCGAAGGATCGGCTTTCATGACGTCATCAACTATATACCATTTAATGAATCGAAATAAATTGCAAATGACTTTCAATATATCTCTTCTAGGATGAAAGTCAGGACAATTACCATATAACGCATACTCTTCCAAATATGGATTATGCTTATTTTTTATTACCGAACGGTCAAAATCAAAAAGTATCAATGTATAAGGCAAATCAACAATAAAGGTATTTTCAGGTGTTACGAGCAGATATGTTTTGGATTCAAAATCACAAGGTTGAAAATTACGAACCAGGATATTTCCAAAGTGTAAATCGTTATGATTCACACCAACCTTCAACAATTGATGAATAGTGAATAAGAGAACACACGTATACTTGCATACTTCTTGAATAGAAGATAAATTACCCAATAGTAATCCAAAATTTAGATAATCCCCTTTGATCAGAGGAGTCATGATATACGAGTACCTAAATTTGTCGATATTCTGAATCACCCCTAGTAGTTTCAATGATCTATTTGAATCTATAGGTTGATGATTATCACGTTCTTCCATCATAAATTCAGTGATTAAAAGGAGATTCCGATCGATTTGTCCATCAGATAGATCTCGAGTAATAGGAGAATCTCGAACCCATTCAAACCATTGTTCGTAATTAAGATTTCCATAACTCTCTATGGGTAGAATATTACGCGAATGATACTTGCCGATTAACTCTTTTTTTAAGTAATTATACACCCACTTTTCATTCTGAAAAAGAAAATAATATTCAGGAGTCTCTCCTTGATCCGTTTTTTTGACTGCTAATTTTAGAAAAAATTCATCCCCTGTAGATTTATTTTCAACAATATACATATCTGATGATGACCCTGTTTTTTGTTTAATATTACTCATGATTCGAAATGTATTTTTAATATTTGGAGTCATTTATTCTATTAGATAATAAATGCGTTGCTCACCAAAGAAAAAACTGTCTCTAGTTAGTATCAAAAAAAGTCCTAGAAAAGATAAAAAATTGGTTGCAACTTTTTGTTCTCCAGACGGCAGAAGAAAACAGGTGCATTTTGGTGCAAAAGGATATCAAAACTATGGAGGAGTGGGAAAAGAACGGCACTTGGATCCTGAAAGAAAACGTAGATATATTGAAAGACATCGTAAGCGCGAAGACTGGACAAGACCAGATACTGCCGGGAGTCTGTCTCGTTGGGTATTATGGAATAAACCTACACTAAAAGAGAGTATAGCTGATTATAAGAAAAGATTCAAACTATAATTTTTAAATCATGGAATAAATGCACTTGATTCAGGATTTTATGAATTTCCTAGTGAATATGAAAATATATCACTGGAAAACCAAATCATACCCTCGTCATAAAGCTTCGGACGACTGTTTTGAAAAGCTACAAGAACTGATCGACGAATTCGTTGAAGTATACATTGGAAAATACAATAGAAGTAAAATGTTTAGCCATGATGGTTCCAAAAAAAGTTATTCAATATTAAACTTAAATGACAAGTCTATCATTCCTTTTGTGAATAAATTCAAGACTATGTTGGAAAAATTAAAATTAAAGGGTGATTTATTAAATATTCGTGATGAAATGGTTGCAGAATTGAACCAATGTTTATACTTATTTACTCTAGATTAATATCGGATTAATGATAAATCTCGAATGGATACTCCGTATCGCTGGCAGGAATAGGTTCTTGAAATATTTGCAAGACATTCATTAACGTATGTTATCAAGTTTTCGATTTCATCCAAGAATCGCGTATCACTTACTCGATCTACTCGAGCGACAAATTCTGTCATACGAACCTGACCTTCTTCTTCCCGATATCGATAGATAATTTCAGTGATACACTGAATCATCATCGCAAACAGTCGATAGTATTCCTCCTTTTTCTGTCGGGCTTTTTCCCTTTTTTGAAGTGTAGTTCGAAAATAATTTTCATCGATTTGATTTCGAAGAAATGAAACTCTCAAGTCTTGATTATCATTGAATCGATGTGTTTCATAATTAGGAAGGATGATCTCTCGAAAATGGATGAGACTTCTACACAGAGAAATAATTCGATTAGAAAAATTTATACTCGGATGACGAATCATTTCACGAACAAAGAAATGATCGATTTCTCTACCACAACGTGGTATCATATCCTGTTGAATCTGATTATCTTCTAAATTTCTTCTTTGAAGCCATTCAAAATAATGAGGATTATGAACGGTTCCCGTTTCGACTTTACCGGTTCTCCAGCTAAAAGGCGTATGACATTGCGTACAGTACATTTGATCGCAATTTCGGACAACTGTGAAATCGCTCAATAAGAATCTATGGTTGTCATCCACAAGCCAACCATAATATCTTCCCTTTCCGATTGAATGGACTGTGATCTCACTACAATTGTCATGTTGTTTAAAACTTTTAAACCCTTTTAGATTCTTCATGATATCATTAGGTAGTTTCAGATAATCATCTACCACGATATTTACAATACTATCACCTATTTTAAAAATCAAGGTGTGTTTGCTATTCACGGTATAACTCATTCCGTTTGTTTGATCAATTCTATATAGTTCATCTATTCCTGTACACAATTGTAGTACGTTTCGAGGATGTCCATCATCCCCCACTAATATATCACCGATACAAATATTCTGAGAATATTTGAATTTCCCATTCCATAACATAACGGGTGTATCTTCTGCAAAGCATCCATCGATTTTAAAAATCATTTCTCCACATTTAGGACATGTTTTAGAGTCTTTGGCTAATAGTTTTGCGGTTTCCACATTGTTAGGATCGCATTTATGTTCATCATCTTCTGCTATACACTCATTACAATCCTTGCATGTCTTGCGATTACACAAGTTGCATTTCCATTGCATAGATAAAAATCCCCTACACTCGGAATTCGGACACTTGCGAACAAAACTCTTCCTCTCGACCTCTTTTATCCGACTATTACCATAGAGTATGTCCTCATAATCGCGAATTTTCTGATAAAGATTTGAAATTTCGGCTCGAACTCGGGTAATATCATTTTTGATTTTGTCATTTCTAATAATTTGTTCAACTATAGGTTGAGTAGCGGGAAGCATCGCCTTTTCCTGTTCAAAAAGGCAATTCTCACGGTGTGTTTTATACTTGGTAGATACGAATTTTTTGGTAAAATGTAAAACAATGGTTTCACGTGTCATTTCCTTATTACAATTCATACACTTGGATATAGGATTTTGGAGTACATACGTCTCATAACATTGACGACAAGCTGAATAATTACAATACGAACACTCAATCTTGAAGTGAGTCGTTCGATTGTATTTTTCTATGCAGATCGGACAAATCGGTTCGCTCATTTTTTAAGATTATTTTATGTATAAATAAACTTATGATACACTATTATATCATTTCAATAATAATCATTTTATTTGTAATTTTAAGATATTTGATTCAATATCAATACGATCAGCGTTCAGATTATATCCCGCTCAATATTTGGCAGACCTATAAAACAGCTAAACTACCCGAACAAGCCAAAAAATGCCAATCCAGTTGGATTCAACAAAAAAATTATCATTACAAGTTCATGGATGATGAACAAATACAAACATTCATGAAAGATAATTTCAACCCAAAAATCGTTCAAATTTTCAATCGAATGCCTTTAGGAGTAATGAAAGCAGATATGTGGAGATATTGCATTCTATATGTCCATGGAGGAATTTATAGCGATATTGACTCTTTGGTTATGAAACCCATCAAGGACTGGAAAATTCAAGATGAAGATCGAATTATAATTGCTTTGGAAAACGACAAACACTTTTGTCAATGGACAATTCTATCTGAACCTAAACATCCTATTCTAAAAACAGTTATCGAAATGATTGTCGAAGAAGCCGAAAAAGGTATTGACACTAAAAACGAACACTTTGTACATCATCACACAGGCCCTGGAATATGGACTCGAGCCATTCATCGAACTCTTGGATTACCCGAAAATCAAAATGCTATACTTACATATGATTCAAAAGATCCTCAATTGCGTAAAAAAACTAAAGACTTGGGTATTCGATTAGAGAATAAAAACTTTTTTGCAGGAGTAAATGTCAAAAATCTATATGGTTCTACGCAGTTTGGAGATGGTTATTCGAGCTGGATGGATGAAAGAAATAAAATTTTAAACAAGTAAATAAATGTTTTACCCCTTGAATATAAATAATAATCGAAACCCTAAATGGATTCTATTGTCACTGTTTGGATTAATGATTCTGTTGATGTTATCTATTCAATATGCAACAAAATATTCTATCACTCAAGATAATTTCACGCAATTAACCAACTACAAACCAGATAAAATTTTATTTTCGGATTATAGCGGAAATGCTACCTTTCAGGCTTTTGATAAATATTATATTCCACCCAATACCATCGTAATGTGGTTTAGCGAAAGTATTCCCTCCGGTTGGGCAGAATGTAACGGTCAAAACGGTACTCCTGACCTTCGAGGAAAATTTCCTTTAGCATTTAATAATTCTCAAGGCGCAACCGCAAATTCTATAGGAAAAACAGGGGGAGAAGAAAGAGTATCATTAAATGATTCTAAATATATCCCAAGTCATACTCACACAGGCACCACGGATGGAGGAGGATACGGTACGGATATTTGGTATAGAGTGACAGGTGCTGACAGCGGTGCCAATAACGACGGCACCCATTCACATAAATTCACTACAAATCCCACAGGAGGGAATCAATCTCATGAAAATATGCCTCCATACTATGTTTTAAAATTTATCATAAAATTGTAGAAAGTAATAAATTAAATGTATCCAACAAACTCTTTATTACTTTTGAATCGAAATGGTGGTATTATAGCCGGAACGACCAGAAACTATGGATTTCCCAAAGGTTCGATCATTATGTGGAATAATGATCAAATTCCATCCGGATGGGGAGAATGTAATGGAGAATTTGGGACACCTGATCTTCGTGGTCGATTTCCAATTGGACAAGGACCGTCATTTGACAATACAAGACCTTATTTCGAATTAAATTCTACCGGAGGGTTGGAAACACATACTCTGAATATGAATGAAATGCCGAGTCATTCACATACCGGGACAACTGACCCAGCAGGATGGGGAGCATTAGATAAATGTGCAGATGATGGGGCAGCAAAATTTCCACAAAATAGCGGATCACATTCTCATACCTTTACGACTAATGCTACAGGAGGAGTAGCAGGTGGAGCAGCAGCAGCGCACAATAATATGCCTCCTTATTACGTTTTGAAATTTATCATAAAATTATAATAGAGATAAATAAATGAACGCAAAATTGATCTCCATTATACTCATATTGTTGTTTATATCTTATGTCATAAGCTTATTTTTCTTACCTTATTCAAAAACGGGACTTTCCCTTCCTCCCATTTTACGTTCAGCTTCTGAAGATTATATTCCTACACATGCCATCATGTCGGATAGTTCCGCACTCTTAGCCTCATTAGAGATTAATAATATATACGTTCCACCCAAAACAATAATCATGTTTTCTGGTGAAACTGTTCCTTCCGGTTGGGTAGAATGTAATGGAGAAAACGGAACTCCGGATCTTCGAGGACGAATTCCTCTTGCGTTTAATAATTCAATAGGTTCGCTCGCAAACAAAATGGGTAATAAAGGAGGAAAATATGATGTCACACTAAGTGTATCCGAGATGCCTAGTCATACACACACAGGACAAACAACCGATGCCGGTTATGGAAAAACCGATTGGGGCACAATATGTGGTGCTACAAGTAGTATTTCTGATAATAGAGGTGAACATACACACTCTTTTACTACCAATACTACTGGTGGTTCTCAGCCCCATAACAACATGCCTCCATACTATGTCTTGAAATTTATCATGAAAACCTAACATTTTTTTTAAAATTAATTCTTTAAACAAAATGAGTTGTAATAATTTACCTCCTCCTACTAAAGAACAAACTACAAATGCTGCAGCTCAAATCGCTACAGCATTAGGAACAACAGCATGTGCTACTTCCTCAGATATTACACAATTTAGCATGGGTGGTACCGCATATGTAAATACTCCGATCGCTGATGCAGGAATAGGGTTTCAACAAAGTTATAGTGATTCACTTACTAATACTATAGGGTGCGAACAAATAGCTATTGCTTCTAACGAATTTGCAGCATCAGCCAAAAAAATTTCATGCTTTATTACTAAAGATAGTAGCAACGTAACTGTTGATACTAAAACTGTAAATACCATTATATTTGAAGCCGGAAGAGATTTTATAATAGAAGATGAAATGAAATTAACTCAAAAAGCACAAGTAAAGGTTGTTTCTCTTACAAAATTAGATCAATCTACTAAAAATGCAATGACCAATGAAGTAAAAACCGCAGCATTGAATATTATCGACCAAATACAAGATTCAAAATCTGGTATGGGAGCTACCCCACAAGGCTCTAAAGCTGTAAGTCAAGCAAGAACTAATGTCGAACAAATCGATTTTAGTAACGTTACCAATGAAACGATTAAAAATATCAACATAAACACAGATACTCAAAACACAATCAAAATTAAAGCAGGTCGAGATATCCTATTCAAAAGCAAATTTGAAGCCAATCAGGAACTTCTTGCTGATGTAGCCGCTCAAGTTTTTCTTTCAAATGCGGTTTCTGCCGCTTTAGAAAGCTTTACTTCAACAACATCTGAAACCCGAGCCCAACTCAAACAAAAGGCTGAAAATTTAGGAGCAGATACGCTCGGGAGACAAGCAGCAGAAGGGTTAGCTAAAGTCGTTCAAACCCAAAGAGAAAGTCAATTTGGAACAGCTTCAATTGTGTTCATCATAGCTGCAGCAATTGTTGCAATCATCTTTTTGAAAAAAGGTGGTAGTGGTGGCGGTGGCGGTGGCGGTAGCGGTGGTGGCGGTACCACTGTTGTTGTCGCGGGAACCGGAGGTGGTACAGTACCGATATCGGGTAAAAGTGGGGGATTTGGAAAAATAGCGATTGTTATTATCGGGACGTTAATTAGCAGTCTGGGTATATATGCGTCCGTTAAAGCTATGCAAACTTTCACAAAAGAAGCATATGATAAACAATATGTAGAAAAGGTAAAAAATGCAGGAGCAAAACTTAAATCGTGTTTAGATGATCCATTGGTTCCAACTGTCGATAACAAGAAACAATGTCCTATTGACAACGTAGTATATAATTATGACGACGATTACGGAGGTAAATATAAAACAGCCATGTACACATGTATTGCGTTTAGTTGTTTGACTACAATCCTCGTCATAGTTTCTGTATACTGGGTTTACAAATATTTCACAGGATAATCAAACAGATTATTTTACAATTTCAATCGTAAAATAAATGACTTCTACCAATACTTTTGTAAATAGGTATCAGTTAAATACTAATTTTCAAGACAAGTTTCTTCGAGTTTATATTTTTGATCCCAATCAAACCAGTGATATCTTTAATTTAAATTATCAATTATACTTTGATAGATATGGAAACGTTGCAGTTGAAACACCAGAAAAGTTGATTGTATTAAATAAGCTAAACCCATTGGCAACGAATAAACCCATGATTTATACTAACCCGGTGAATAAAGTCGCTCCTGAAAACCGTATAGATGAAAATAAAAAACCTTATGATATAGTATTCTCTCCGAATTTACTATGGATTTTATATAAAGTTGTCATCACCCAACAAGACGCACAAAATAGCATTACCCCAGTCGATCCTGGAACATATTGTTATCTGTTGTTTAATTTTTTTCATACTGAAGATTACAAAAATTATTACAAAACCCAAAAGGATGATGCCATGAATCTTTTCCATGATTATTGTACCAAAACCAGCGATCTCGATCCCACCTGCTCTTGTCTACCTGTCAATGGAGATATATGCGCAGCACGTCTTTTACCTAAAGCTATGATCGATCTCAGAAAAGGGTCTGCTACGTATAATGCTTTTACTACAGTTTGTCAACACACCGAAAAAGGTTGTCAGTCCATTACGTCTTATCCTGATAGTTTTTTGAATCAGTATTATATCGATTATCCTCGTCCTCCCTCTGTAAATGTGGTTTTATGTGCTCAAACATTCACAGCAGGTAGAGATATTTCAATTAAAAAAGGAGACGTCGAACAACAATGTAAAATAACGGGTGATAATAGCATAGGAGCAGTTATTGAAGAAAGAATCACAAACAAACCATTCACAGGAACTACACCACCCATTCAAACTACACCACCCATTCAAACTACACCCCCAGATAGTGGAACAGGTAATATTTCTTTTCTAGACCGATATTTTAATTATTCCGCTTATAAAACAGCCTATGGTATATTAGGTATCGTTATTATACTTTCAGTTTTTGGAATAGCCGGTTATTATTACTGGAAAAAAAATAGAAAGATCTCATCCACACCGGAGTAATCCAAATTAAATTGATCGTTTCTCACAATTTAATTTCTAAGATAAAATGTTTAGAGTTAAAAGTAAGTCAAAAATCACCGAACAAATCATCGAATATGAACACCCTATGGAATATGAAGACGCAAAAGAAATTGTTAATTATTTCAACAAGCTGTATGATAGATTCTTTGAATACTGGTTGGAACCTATCATTACATTCGAACAAATGAGAGATTATTATTTATTTTAAGTTTGTGAAGACTCGTTAACTTTGAATAAACTATCTTTATACACTTTATTATTTCGATACAGTATAGAATAATGTTCTTTTCCAGTTAGCATTAACCAATAATTTGTTTCTTCATTTATTTCCGATTCAAGTAATAATTTTGTATATTTATGACAACAAAATATATTTTTATCATCCTGAAGATATTTCGGAGCCTTTTTAGAATTCCATTCTAATAGTACGACTCGATTATCTTTGATTTTATCAAGATCACTATCTTCAGGACGATTTAACGTCCTGTTGAGAGCAATACCCACCACTCGTGGCCCGGTTACAGATAAATCTCCATCCGCTAAATTTCTTTCTCGAATATTCTTTACACATTCATCAATTGCATTGCGCATAACTTTGCTTTTAGGTTCAGCTCCTAAAATAGCTTGATACAACATATTCTGAGAAATATCTACACAAGACATGAATTCAGTATCTTTGGTAATAATAGAATCAAAAGACATATATGGATACATTCGAATATCCAAGTAGAATCCACCGTATTTGTATAATACACAATATCTCCACAAATCTGCTTTATACGCTCCGGGTAATAGAATATCATAATATTCCAAGATCTCTGGAAATTCCTTTTTAATAAATTCTCTACATTGCCTTGAAGTAAAATAATAATATTTATAATCTGGGTTCAGCGTTTTGAGCTGAGTGATACAAGATTGGATGTTCAATAAAGTTAAGTTGCTCTCCATTGTCTGAAAAATAATTTTAGGAATCTTCCGATCACCCTTTTCCGATACAATTTTATCTATATTTATCTCGTCAATTTTGGTAAATCGAGAATGCTTGACCATAACCCAAGGATATATTTGCGTAGAATCTTTTGAGACAGAAGGCATACGATCGTAATAACGCATAAACTCGGAGCGACTACTCATAATTGAATGTTCATTATAGACGCAAATATTCATAAGCATATAAGGAATTCCATTATCTAAATATTCTTCAAACTCTTTGAACGTTTTATGCATATATTTGGTATAGATTTGATCTAGAATAGTGTCCGTGTTTAATGGAACAGGATCATCTTGATCTTGTAAAGGTTGTTGCTTATAATAGAATTGATGAAGCTTGTACATCGTCCATTCACTGTTTCGTGCAATGAATGTATCCATATTGATTGTCGAATGATCAGACTCACTTCGACATAAAATCAAATCTGTTTCTCCGGATTGATTAATAAGCGTATGAATACTCTTGTCTTTATTATGGATATATGCATTCGTCGGAACCACCCAAATATAGTCGTAGTTATATTTCTTAAATATAGTATAGAGCGTTTGCCATAAATTCACATCACTCGTCTGACTTGCGTTATAATAATCCAATTTGTACTTTTTTGCATACTCTTTTATGTTTTCCGAAAATTTTTTGATATCTAAATTTATCTTTCCGCTATGTAAAACTAGGATCGAATTTTTCTTTTCTATTTTTTCAAATTTTATTTCAGGAATATCTTCATACGGTTCTACAAAAACTCGATACGGATCAGTATAATAATAATAGAATTCGATCGACAAAATAATAATTAAGATCAGTATAATGCCTAAATATTGTTGGATATTATTCATTTATTGTGTTACAGAATTAAATTTTCTTCGAATACAATCCGTGATAAAAGCAACTGTAGGAGCTGTTTCAGTGAAACGAGAAACTTGAAGAACCCTTCGAATAGAAAGATCCATCAAAGGCGTATGATAAACAATCTTATGAATGATATGTTGATCATGTTTGTCGAGAATACTCCAATCTTCAGGATCATAAGGTTCAAACACTTGTTTAACTAAGCTTTGAATTTGATCTGCTGTGATTACTTGTGGTTGTACTCCTTCGCGACGACGATCCACTCCTTCGCGACGACGATCCACTCCTTCGCGACGACGATCCACTCCTTCGCGACGACGATCCACTCCTTCACGACGACGATCCACTCCTTCACGACGACGATCCACTCCTTCACGACGACAATCCACTCCTTCACGACGAC